GGCGAGCCTTGATCCATTGCGTCTACGGATGTAATCATTACTACGTCATCATATTTGGCACGCAGATCCGTAATGGTGAATCCGCTGCTAATTTCATCGGTGACAATATTGCGCACAATAATGTCACCTTCCTGCAAAGTCCAATGATTTGTTTTGCTTGCTTGCCACGCTTTAGGCTGTAGATACTCTGCAGCAACTCCAAACGGAATGAATATAGTGGCAATATTCGATGCTAAAAGACCGGACTTTGAACCGCTCACGGCTTTGGTTGCCTGCCACACAACAAGTTTGATTTCTGACCGCTGATATGCTTCCACGCGAGACGAAATATATTTGTTGTAAATCGTGATGTCGCTATTGGGTATCATGGCAGCCACCAATAATTACCGTTGGGATTATCGGAACCATATTCACCAGCGCTGAACCCGGCAAACATGAGAAACGTTCCATCCAGCCATAAACGGGCAGCTTGTTCCAATTTGGATTGATTCGATTTGGCGCGACTGGAATTCACACCATACGCTACTGAGTATTGTCCTTGTGATTCGCTCGTAATGCCGTCAGTGGTAGAGTGTTGATTTTGCAATTCTTCAGCAACTGCGCACATTGCCATTGCGATCTTATCGACAATATCCGTATCGGTCTGTGAAGCCGCACGTTGAAACGTAACGCGGTCAATTACCTGTGAGGCTTGCAGGGCTAATTTTGGAAAGTCGGCCTCGGCTATGACTGTACCTAAATATGTGGTTGTGTAATAGGTGTAATCCGCGTATACAGTCATAGCCGATAACCTTTATGCCGAAGCAATGCCTTCAACATATTCCAAATAACCGGTTAACTTTCCACCGGTTAGCGCTTCCACCGCGACGGTCACAGTAACTTCGCGTGCCTGGGTGGTTTTTACGGATGTTGATTCGGGTGTGTTATTTTTGGGAACGATGGCTTTGCGGCCAATCGTTGAAAATGGCGCACCGCTTACAGCCGCCGCGCTGATCACATCATTAGCGCCTTCAACTTTAATCGCAACTGTTGAAGTTGAATTCGTTGAGGTAAACGCGGTGTTCACGTCTACGAAGCCGCCAATCACAATAGCATTAGCGGGCAGTGAAACATTCATGCCATGTGCGCCTACAGCTGTATTTGCCGCACCCGCCGAATCGGTGAGAGACGTGTCAAATGTAAAACGGGCAACGCGCCGCGCACCCAATCCTGAGCCGCCATTGAAAAACGGTCCAAGATAGTTATTAATCTGTTGGAGCCAATTGACGCCGTTAAAGAGTTCAGGCATTATTCACCTGCCGTTTCGTTCAACGCGATCAAGAGATCGGCTTTTTTCATATCTTCAAAGCCTTCGATACCCTTTTCTTTTGCGAGTTCTTTCAACTCTGCAACAGTTAATTTCTCAAGAGGCTTTTCGTCTGGCTCAACAGGAGTGATTACTTCGACCCAGCCGCGCTGCTTATAAAGCGCTATATCAGCAGGGGTAGTAACTGTGGTTGAGATACCGCCTTTTTCAAGTTCCATGATGTGCCTCCTTAAGTGGCTTTCTTGTGCAGATAAACGCCCTTGACCTTGTTATCCTCAACAAAGGCATCATGATACAGGCGGTAGTCCCACAAATGAGCATTCTTGGTTTGATTGATGTCAGCGGAGAAATAGCGAACGTTGTCCAGTTTTTTAGCCTGGATTACAGCGGACGGATGAATCAGCAGGAAGTTAATATCAACTCCGCCGCCGCCGGTATTCTTGGAGAAACCACCAGCACTCGAAGATGCACCTGGATCAAGGGTGATCTTCGTATAGAAACGGGTTTGAGGCACAGGAACGATCTGAACACGATCCAGATTTTGAACTGTGCGATCCACGTTACCCTCATTGTTGCCAATCAAACGAGTCAGGGACTGTTTGAGGAAAGACGCAACAGTTGCTGAAGCAAACAATTTGCGGCCATCCATCGGAACCTCGTCCTCATCCTGCTGCAGCATCGCCGCATCAAATGCAGCCAAAACGGTAGAAGCAGAAAGTGTTGCAGCCGCAACCGTTGAAATTCCGGACCAACTTGCATACTTAGCAAAGCGATAAGCGTCCAGTTCAGGAGCAACCGAGATTCTTTGGAATGTGCGGATTGCGTTACCGAGAACCAAGCCAAGCGATTCGTCGTTATCCATCGCGTCAATCGAGAACTTGCGGGCACGTTCAGTTGCCAGAGTCAAGAGTTCCCACGTGGCAGTAAAGTCGCCATCAGGCGAACCAGTTGCACGACTGTAGTTGCCAAGTCCAGTCGTTGTCAGTTTCATGATCTTGATATTGGCAGTACCATTGAATTCAGGTGCGTCTACTTGCAGCGCATCCAACACCGCACTTTTCGATTCGTCTTTATAAGCCTCGTCCATCTTTGCTAAAAAGATGGTAGTTAAATCAATTGCGTTAGCCATTATTTATTTTTCCTTATTGGGGCGTTTTGAAGTTGCCGCCTTTGTTGACTGCCGCTTCAAACGCAGATATGTTTGCAGCTTGAGTGTTATTTGCGCCCGTTACGATTCTAGGCGCGGGTTTGTCACCTTCAAACAGGAAATCATTTTCCGTTTTGATTTTTTCGAGCTGCTCTTTCAAACCGAGAATTAAGCCGTCTTCCTGAAGTTTGAGCGCATCTTTACTCAGTAGGGCTGTTACTGCTTTGACGTTCTTTGCTTTCGCACCCGTGAGCGCTGATTCAAGCGCATGGTCGAATTTAATTTGTGCCAATTGCGACGTTGAGTCTTTTTGAGCCTGTTCAAACTTGGTTCTCCAATCATCGGCAGCGGCTTTGAGTTCATCAGGCTTGAGTGCCTTGAATCCTTCAATGGTCTTATTGGCGTCGGTTAATTGACCGTTCGCCGCGTCGAGCTGCGATTGCAAGTTTGTCACCGCTGTTTTTTGCGCGTTGACATCCTCGCCATGCAACTTCATAATGCCGTCGATGGTTTCATCGGTCGCCGAATCACCGAGCAGTTTTTTTACATCTTCACGTTTCATGATATGTACCTGTTTGCCTTTCACTACGCTTTTTTACGAGGTTGCGCCTCATGTGTTTAACCCGTTACGCTGGTCAAGCGAAATAAAAAAGCCGCGTGACAATGCACATCTCTGTACACTGTCAGCGCGGCTGATTTTCAGCGGGGCTGTAAAGCTATTTGATTGTAGTCATTTGCCGCTACTACCACCCGTTTTCTTTTTGGGGTTTCACCTTGCTGCAGCTAGTCGCAAATGACAATTTGCATTTTACAACTATTATTCTACCTTTGCAAGCGGAGAAATGTTACTCAGTAGTCCTATATCTTCCGGTTTCTCTTGAATCGTAATCATAATATCCTGATAATTAGGAAGTCCATATTTCTTGCGAATACCTACCACAATCGCGATGAGAGCACGGCAAATAATATCGGCTAATTGTTTGTCACTCATATAACCTGCTCTCGTTCCCGTTGGCGAATTAAATCTGTTTCAGAAATAAAGTTCCTCATTTGCGCTTGATATTGCGATACCTTTGCCAGTTCAAAAGAGTTATCTAAGCCCGCCGCATCTAAAGCCGCTGCTTGACGTTTCCAAAGGCGAATGTTGCGCTCAATCTGACGTTGATACTGAGTAGCATCATACATGCTGATTTCTTGTCCCTGATATTTCACCTTTTGATTATTCATGCTTTTTAACTCAGCACGGTCATAAGCATTTTCGGAGATACCAGCGAAGTAAGCATAAAAGCTATGCCGACAGTTATAACCTCCTAAACCTTCGCCAGTGCCGTAGCCAGTGACCTTTACAAAATTTGGATATTTGGAATCATTGCCAGAACGAGAGTAAATTTTTCCCTGCCAACTCGCATGATTTTCGGGCCCAATACCTTTATTGCGTGCGCCAATATGCGCAGATACAGCAACCAAATCCGAGCCCATTTCATCAGCGCGATTCATTTGCAGTTGATGCGTAGTTTGAGATACACCCGTGAGCACGGTGCGACGCGTTGCTACATCCAAACTATCAGTATGCCCTGATGCAAATTCAATTACATCCAATCCATCAGCCGACACTTTTTTTACAGCAGCACGAATTGCCTGGTCATAGGACATTGCACCCGTGCTTACTTGCATATGTGCCACATCGGCGGCTCTCAAAAAAGTTTGCTGTGAGGTCACCGCAGTTGACTTTGTGAGATTATTTAACACGCCGTTGGTTTTATCCAAGCCAGCTTTCAAAGTCTGCAGCATAGCCGGCGACATATTAAGCGGTATCGGCTTCAAGCCTGCATCTTTATAAATTGAGTCGTCAAACTGTACCGCTTTCACACCACCACTACTGAGTATTTTGGTAATTTCTTTTTCAGATTTCCCCGTGAGCTTGGCAAGTTCCTTAAGCACGTTTTGAAACAGCGCTCCCGATTCAGTAAGCCGTTGCACCTGCCAGGCCGCAGATGAGAAATCTAAATTGATTAACCGCCGTGCAATATCATTGATAATCGTTTGCTCGTATTCTGAGTAAAGATTGAGAATTGGGTCAGCAAGAGATTCAAATTGATCAGAAGTAATCAAATTACACTCTTTCGCTCACGTTGCCAGGGAAGAAGCTCGTATCAGTTAGTTCTTGTTGTGCCATTGCAATCATTTTGGTTGCAATTTCCTTTGTTTCGCCATACGTTCTCATACGCCATTCAACCTTGCTCATGGTGCCCAATGCTAATGCCTGAGAATCTTGGCTGAACTGGGTGTCATGATCGGCAACAATTGAGTCGTCAAAACTATAAACAGCCTGATACGTGCCGTTGGGCGCAAGGTTGCCTATCGTAGTCCATACGTCCATTGCGTAGAGAAGATTTTCCAACGCATCCTCGAGACTTTTTTGTACATCTGTAATAGTGGCATACGTGCGCTGCCGTGAAATTTTTATTTCAGTCGCAGTAAGTGCAACCGTAGACGGGTCGCTGATTGTTCCTTGAGCAAGACCACTGGTAAATTCAATTTTCTTTAGGATCGCATCAAGTCCATTGAGAATATTTACCTCTCTTAAGGTCGGTGTCCAGTCCTCGAATAAACCAGGTTGATCTATTTTGCCCTGCAAATCTAAAAGCCGATACAATCGCTTATCTGGCAGAATTGGCTTATTCGTCTTTGGGTCTTTGGCAAATGCTTGAGTGTCCGTATATAACGCTCGTTTACCCGATTCAAACTCCCACAGAAAATCAGACCATTGGCGATCTGCCTGCTCAATCAAATTTACTGCACGCGCATATACCGAAACACCAAGCGGGGAAACAGTATCAATATTATTTGCAAATGGCATTTTGAAATAAGAGAACAAAGGTTTATCAATATTCAAAATGATTGCTTCAGGCTCCAAATCTGCCCACTCTGGAATACTGGCTAAGGATACCTGCATCCCCAACACATCACGAGTCGATGATCTCCACGCCGAATTTACAATATGATATCCATCCGGCAGCATGGCATGATATTCAAGGCGGGTATAAAAATACTGTCCAACTGTTTTTTGATCTGCAAAAACGCAGGATGTCATGCAGTTGTTGCCATCAAATGCGATGGGATAGAACATATCTGCTTGCACGCAATCGATTGCTAACCCATTATTTTTGATGTATGGTTTGAATATTGCCCCGCCTTTCGCACAAGCGTATTCTGTATATTGGCGCAAATGATCGATAAATGAATCTACCTGCGAATCAAGAAAATCAGCACGCGGCGAACCACTGATTTCTACACCCATTTCAATGGTTACAGATCGTGCAATCTCAGACGCAATTGCAGCAGCTAAATTAAGAGATTTAATCTCATTGTTCAGCCAAGGCGACCAATTGATATACATCAATGACCAATTTAAAAGCGCCTGAGTCATATAAGGCGATGCAACAACATTAAGATTAAGTGCTTGTTTCACTGAGGAAGTAGATAGCATTTTGTCAATCCATTCTCGAACAAATTGTAAGATTCTTTGAAACATCTATGCCTGCCGTTTGCATAGTGCTGAAATAATACTCAGTAGTAACGGGATCAGCAAAATAAATTTATTCACCTCGCCGCCTCCAAATGGGATTTGTTCCATAGCGCGTATCATCAATTGCATGATCGTTTTTCTCTGGATATTCAGTAATAATTTCGCCGTCTTTCGTGCGTTCGTATTCGCAGTTTAAAAATTCTTCCGCATGATATGGAGCGCGAATATTGTCAATTATGATGGAATTCAGACCTTGCAGCCACTTGTAAGAATAGTTGCGTGTGCCTGGACCCTTTTCGGCACCACGACACGAAGCACCGTAGGCTTTGAAATCGCCTACTGATTTGGGTTCGGCGCTGTCAGCGACTATTAGTTCGTTGTCACTGTACAACTTGGAATCAATAAGCGCCTGATGGAGATCCTCGTTGCTTTTCTTCCAAGCGCGATACTCGCCAAAAATGTATAACTTGCGGCGAGTCGAGTCATAGTACATTTTTCCGTAACTTGCAGGGTCGGGATAAAAGCCCCAATCTAAACCATGACGAACATTATCAAACTGTTCGATTTCTTCATTGGTAATTGATCTAATTTCCAAATTCGTAAATACCAAACTGCCGTCATTGACAGGGATACCTAAGTATTCGTGTTCAAAGGCTTGCGGGTTCACTTGTTGTAAATGATTCGCATCTTCGAGCCATGTATTACCGAGCCATTCTTGGGGCACGGCCATGCTTGCATAAGTCTTTATTATTACATCCAATGGAACGGCTTTTCTTAATTCCTCGTTGCGCAAATATTCCTCGGGAATGCCCAGGTAGTTGCTAAAGTGCTGATACTGATTTGCCTTTGGAATCTCAAGATATTTATTTGCCCAATTATTCTTAGTTGGCGGTGGATTGAAACTCTTGAAATATACAATATTGTCACCACCGCGAATTGACTGCTCCACAGTACGGATTGAATTTTGTCCATGAAATTGATCCAACTCTTCAAACCATACAACACCAATAAAGCCAAATGTCGGGGTAATTGATTTAATTCTGCCCGGGTCGTTTGCGCCACGAAAATATATTTTTTGCCCCGTAGGTAAATATTCAATCTCCATTGGCGAGCCGGTGCATTTGAATTTATCGGATAAACCCAACTCATTAATTGCCCACTGTAACCGAGCATAAACAGAGTCGCGCAATGTATCAGCAACCTGCCGCAATGCTAATCCGTGCATAAGTGGATTGTTTATCATCAGATAGATAAACATCTCGGAGACAAATGCTGATTTTGTTGAACCGCGCCCGCCTTTGAAAATATATTCCGTATGTAATTTTTGAGTAATATCTCGATACGCGCCAACAAACGAAGGCGCAATCATATGCGCGGGAATAGTAAAATTGGAGGTCGTTGGTTGCAGCGACGCAGGTTCATCTTTGAATACGCCTGCAATCTTCAAGATGCGTTCTTGCGCTACATCAGCCGGATAGAGTTCAATTTCATCAATGTATATTTCTTTATCGCTGGAACGTTTGCCGCCATCAATAAAAGTTTTCTTTGATTTGACTCGCTTAATGAGTCGTGTTAACCCCAGCTTCTCAGCTTCTTGTAAATTAACTGAGTAGCCGTTTTTTGAAATCGCTAAAAAGTCACCAATATCCCCGCGTGCAATATCGGCTTGCCGACGCAGAGCTTCATTCACCGTCATGTGTGATTCAGTGAGACGCTTTTCAATTTCTTCTCGAACATGTGCTCTTTGTAGAATTGTCCAACCCATAGACCGCGCCAAATGTTTCTTAGCTCCAATGCGCAGTGCTGCTTTAACATAGTCAAGCGTAAGCAGATATTCATCAATGAATATTAGTTCTTGGTCGGTTGGTCCGGTGAAAGTCACACTAGCCATTAACCACTACTCAGTAGTATGTTATCCGGTTGTCCGCCATCGCATCTTACTGCGCGAGGACGACGTAAACAAAGATATATAAGAATGATTATTGGCATAAATAGACACGTTAAACATTCATCCACTATGCACCTAATTTTGCCGCGATTCGTTTGAGAAGAAGATAAACATCTTCAATTGTTGGCACGGGTTCGGAATCAGCTCTGAGTAAAATTACCTTTTTGTTTGCTCCAACTTTCAAGCCGACATAACGAACATTACCCTCTACATTTTCCGTAACCCGGCCCCAAACAATACCATTGCGATCCACGGGCAGTATTTGAAAAACACGAAATTCATCATTGCGATAATATCGTCCCTGTTCCGGTGAGGTTGAAATCATGGCATTATGAATAATCAAATTGGTGAGGTCTGCACTAATTGTGTAAGTGCCTATTGGAAATTCTTCTGATGACATAGCTACCTCCTTGTTATGAATTTAGTGATTATTTGTCTGATAGTCTGCGCCCGCTGCGCAACATTGCTTTTTGTTGTTCTTCGAGTTTTACCAATGGATCAGTAATTCCATTGATGTAACCATTCAGACGCGCAACTTCAACTTTTAGGTCTGCATTTTCTACCAATGCAGTTCCCAAATCATTACGCAATTTTTCTTTTTCCTTGTCGCATTCTTTTTCCTGTTGAAGAAATTTATCTTTCCAGTAATTTGTAGCATCTTCAAGTAAGTCGGTGCTACTTTGGCGAATAATCGAAGCGCTATCTACAATGGATTTAACTTCATCAACAGTTGCTTTCTTGTCAATATTCTTTTTGTTTGAATAATAAGCAAATACCGCTACCATCAGCGGCACAAGTCCTACAAGCAGAGGGACAATCAAAGACTTATCGAGCATTACTCTTTTACCTCTGCGGTCATTTCTTTGATGGTCACAACTATGGGCGAATACATGCGGGTTGTTTGCAAATCAGGAAATTCTTTCTTAACTACTTCAGTGATTTTTTCAATTGCCTGGGAATATTTCTCTTCATCGGTTTTGGGAATATCGATCACAATACGAATTTGAATAATCATGACGATCCCGTAATCTCAACCGCAAAGAAATCGCTTTTGAGAATTTGCAACGTGATCTCTTTGATAATTAGTAATCCAGATACACGATTACCTTTGAGATTAAAAGTAAGTTGCGTTTGGTGTGGCAATTCGCGTTCTTCAGGCATTGGACGCACATTCTCCACAACCATGCTTATGGGACGATGATAGGTACGATCAGGTTTATCAGGTTTATCAGTCATAACTCTAAAATTTTTGAAACAAAAAATCTTTACGCTTTCTCGATCCAATGCCATGTGTGAGGTTTGGGTTCTTCCGAATACACAACGGAGGTTTTCCAAACAACACCGCTTTTCACATCGTCTTTATCCATCCATTCTTGACCATCGGCGCTTTTGATATGGTTGTAATCATTTGTGCCATCGGTAAAAACTTGCAAGTTAGAACAGCCGTTATCAGGTGGTGTTCCATCTGATTTGCGCCACACCTTAACAACGACAGCCGGACGATGCTCTTGACCGTCTGGCATTACATAATGCACAATTCGACCTTCTGTTAAGCCTTCCATAATTCACAACCTTTCATAATGTTTTGCCTCCCGCGCATGGGCAACACGGGAGGCTGAAACAAGGAGAAAATCTTTACTTCAAACCACGGGCGCGAAGTTCAAGAGTAACCCCAAACAAATGCAACACTGCCAGCGCAAACGCAAGTAACGCGCCATCAGTAACCGCTGAGTCGGGTTTGAAATACAAGACCAATGCCGCAATCACAAACGTGACTGCTTTCCAAAACGCAAGAGACTTCCAAAAGGGTGTCATAATATGAACCTCCGTTCTATATTTCCCCAATATTACATAGGTTTGTATGTATTCGGATACTGTCCAAAGGTGCACATAGTCCTTTTAGACTAAAGTGCATATACTTGCGCGTGATACACAATCGCATAATTCATAATGGAGGCAGCACTATGAAATAAATTTATGTCCTTAGCTTTCGAGTGAGATTAATTTCAGCCCTACTCCTATATAGAAAAACTCCCGCTGGCAATACGGGAGTTTTTCGTTTTAACTAATTGCCTTCCACATCGCAAACACAACAATAAGCTGCGTGCGGTTGTCAGCTTCAATTTTATTGCACGCACGTTTGATGTGAAATTTAATTGTGCGTGTACCGATACTCAGTAGTGTTGCTATCTCCTTATTACTTTTGCCCTCAGCTAAAAGCGCAACGATTTCTAGTTGCCTGGGCGTAAGTCGTGCTACCAGGTTAGGAAGCAGCGAGGGAGAGAGAGTCAGAGGATTCATTTACGCATTTTCTCTAGTGGCACTCCCCTCCCCCAGCACCATGATTTATCATAGTCATGACGATTTTTCATTCTGATTTGCCATGATATTGGGCGCAACCACGTGTCGGGGGAGTGGCTATTATAATTTTCCTTGTGTAACTTCCTCTTGCACGCGTACTTTCCACTTCTGAGCTGAACGCACACCAACATGATATTCCTTGGCAATAACTTTGCTCAGACTATTCAACACAAAATATTTATCTGATTGTGAAAGGCTATCGTATGTTCGCCCTCCTGACTCATTTTCTTGCGAATCATTCGCGTCCTGTTCGTTGCCTTGCGAACGGTTCGGCGAACGGTTCGCTTCGTTCGTTGCCCGTTCGCTTTTGATGTCAGCCAATAAATCTTTGTGACCTACACGCGAAATAACAATCAATGCAGCGGGAATCGTCTGCAACGTGTACAAGGCTTTCACGGCAATAATTGCCCAATCCGCTTTATTGGTTGCGTCCAATAAAATATTCGATGTGACAATCAACGCGAGATAAAAAATAAAAGCGAAAATCACAAAACTCACGGGAGCCTTTTTGCCCTCAGCTTTATTGCGTCGATTGAATAACCAAAAGCTCATAAATGTGGATATGGCGCTAAAACCCAATATCTCTACCACAATTGCAATTGGTAAAGATACCCACGTTGGAAAATGCAGCGTATTCGCTGCATGGTCATACGTCATGTATGCCGGCGCAATCGGAGCCAGCCAGGGAGCGATAGCTGAAATCAAATTTACGATAGACGATTCAATGCTTCGTACCCAGCTATTGATTCTCTCAAATACATCTGCAGTTTCTTTTTTTTCAGTTGCCATGATATTTTCTCCTCGTCTCTAATATTTTTTGTTATTCTTGTATCCAGGTGGATATTTGGGCGAACGCCTTGAAATGCGATATTGATCGCCAGACATTCCTAATGCCGCTATAAAAAACAGACTACCTATTACAAACGCAAAACCACAATATAGGGCATCGTAGTTAATCATTGCGCCACCTCCATAAACTTATATTCATTTGGTAACTCATGCCGATCAAACCAATATTGATGAAATCTCTCACCTTCATCGTTCAACGCGATCTGTCCCGCGCCGGCAGGCACCGCAAGATTGTTATCCAGATAAAAACCGCGCATCTGATATAAGACATCGCGGGTAAGAGTGCGACTTGTATTCTCCAAACGATTTATCCCGAACGTTCGTTCACCATTGACGACAAGTTCGGATAATTCTGTAAGCTGCTCAGACGCACATGGAACCTCATGCTTTTTCCGTATTGAATAGTCTCCTTGACCCAAATCTATTTTATACATGTCCTCAAAGATGGGTTTTGTTGGTTCTACCAACACCTGTTCTTTTGGATCTCGGACCCGCATGAATAAAAATATAATCAAACCAATGGCAAAGATACTAATCGCACCCATTGCAAACATACTCACTATGTAATTCACCGCTCCATATTTCGCTTGTAGCTGCGAGTCGATCATCGCGCGGGCTTGTGCCGGCGCTTCTTTAGTTGCGGTCAATTGCGCTGCCACAAGAGCCTGTTGCCTGGGTATCTGTGTGTTGATCGCCGCTTGTTGCGTAGCGGTCAACGGAATAACCGTATTTACTGCTTGCGCTGTCCACTGCAACTTAGCAAAATTGTTCTGTTCGACAATCTGCGTAGCTTGCATTTGTTGATTAAGTATCGCTTCGTGCGCCGCGGTTGCCTGTGCATTGACACGCCGTGCTTCATCGGCGGTAGCTTGCGCGACTTGTGCTGTTTGTTGATAGTCTATCGTGACGGTAGGTACAAGTGTATTCGTCGGTTTGGGCGTAGCGGTAGATTGGTACTCAGTAGTCAATGCTATGACTTGATTGCCAGCCGGCTTGTATTTCGAGGGACGAGTCGTCAACACGTAGACGCCAATAATCAACACAATGGCACATCCATAGAAGAGAATAGTTTTCATAGTATTTACTTTCTCGGAAACAATTTAGAACCAAATAAATTGCGATGTACAGTTATGGGTTCAGCTACTGATTCGGCTACGGGTTCAACTTCTTCTTGTTCAACTACCTCTTCAACTTCTTCAGTAACGGGAGTCAAATCTATTCCTGCCTTTCTCATGCAATAATTCGCCATGATGCTTTGCTTCGCGCCTTTGGCAATTTGATACTCAGTAGCAAGTTCAAGCCAGTCCTCACGACTACCTGATTTCTCCAACGCATCACGACGGAGACAGCACACGATGAATAAATCGAAGTCATAGAAATGCAACAAATTCTTTTTATTTTTCAATGCACGAATTACCATACTGACCTAACCTTTGTTGTAATCATCCATCATCATCTTGACTTGACCATAAGTAACGTAACCCTTTTGGCCGGAAGATTTCATCAAGCCCAAACAGCCAATCAAGAATCGAGTGTTGCGATTTGCGTTTACTGAATGATTGAAATCGGGATGATTCTCTTTAATCAATCTTCGTATGTTTGCCAGTGCCCTGGCGCGTTTACGAGAACTATTGATAGTCATTAACAGTGACCCGTAAAACAATAGATCATGCCTACCAGTATTAGAAACGCATCTTGCACATACGGTAAAATTAACGCAATGATGATGATAAAAAACGCATATCCAGAAATGCTGACGATCAAAGAAAAGTCAGACGAATCCTTAACCCAGTCGGCATGTACGATTTCGTCTTGTTCATCTTCCTTGCCCGAGGGCAATTGATTGATATTGTATTTGGGGGCCATATGTCACCACGTTTTGAAAATAATAAACACAATCACGCCAACGCCCACGGTATACAAGATCAAGCCGACGATAAATTTAAGTTCGGTTTTCGTTTGTGGATTCACTTTGCGCCTCTTTCCCATTGTTGCCATCGTTCAATTATTTGCTTACCCTTTTTCCCATTCCACGCTCGCGCCAAATGATGATACAAAATACGCGGGTTGTCTTTGCCGTGCATGGCCGTTCGTCCTTCAATGGGCTTTAGTCCCAAATCATGCAGTTGGCACAATCCATTTTTGTGAAATACGCAAGTTCCTTTCGTTCCTTTTGAGCCGCGCGATTTGATAACGGCAAACTCCAAAGATGGGTCGTTATCGTTATCTATGGTTAATTTGGACATGTATCCCGCATCCATGATCGCCGCAATTTCTTTGGGTGTTCCCATGCAGGGCGTGCGTCGGCACATGGATTGACAATCTGAACATTGACAACTATTCATTATCCCCATATCCCCACCTCCTTAGCCAATTGCGACACAGCAACCGACTCATAAATATTATGTTGACGCGCATATAAGTTAATTACATCCATCGGTTTCATGCCGCATACTTGGCAGCCGAACAACTGCCGGCGGGCATCGATCCAACCAGACGGACGCGTATCTTGATGGAACGGACAGACTACTGAGTACCATCGGCCATCAGCAGAAGTGCGGGTAAGATTTGAAAAGAAGTTCTCAATTCGCACAGTGTTCTTAACCTTTGAAATCAAATCCATGCCGGTGCTGTTGACTACTGAGTAAGCATCGTACACACCCTGCGTCTGAATAGTGATGTGAGACGTATTCGTTTGCACATACTTACAAGTCGCCGCTACGCGAGGAAATAAATCAAGTGGCAAAATAGATTCCACGCTAGGAACACGCACAAGTGCAAACTCGTTTTCTGGTTCGTACATCGCACCACTGGGATGAACGCAGCCTGGACCAACTACAAATCTACCTTGCGCCTGCACATCGATACCGCCGCTGTTGACAATTCGTTTGCCATTGTCGGCTTTGCTTTCTGTTACGACATACACGTGCATACCATGGCGTGTGCGAACACGAAAAGAATTATTAACCACATTCTGAACGTCGCCATCCTGCATACTTCCCCACAGTTGCCAAATGTTGTAATAATCCATTGTGTCAAAATCAATGATGACTAAATTCTGCCAGCCCGCAATAACGGCATAATTCAGCCAACCAGAGCCAAGCCATTTTAATAAGTCGTACTCAGTAGGTAACTGGGTGTTATATTGTCCCCAACGACCACCGATCAATGAGGCTTCGGGCTCCTTGCCTCGGTGCCTGAGAGGAATAATGGCTATACCCATTTTCAAAAAGTTTAGTGCGTTTGTAAGTTTGTCTGACATATTTACCTATTTTCTTTTTTTTCAAAAAAATCTATCTGTTACACTTCCCTTGGAGCACTCTTCTATAATTAACTTTGCCTACAATCAGGCGTAACAGATGTAACAGATATTTCTTAAGGAGTTTGAAAAAGTTTTAAAATATTTTTTCTAATTAAAGGGAATTATGTGTTACATCTGTTACGTGTTACACCTATCTGTTACGCTCCATTGCTCAGCCATTGCACGAGCGATACCAGGAAATGTTTTTGACCTGATACCCCCCCCGTGTTTAGCGTCTGTAAAATAACGTTTCTTTTGGCGGGGAGTGTTGTCGATATAAATTGGATCGGGTCTATTGGTTGCAGTTCTTTCTCCAAATAATTCATTTTGCAATCTGTATTCCAAAAGCGGTAAATTCTTTAACCATATCCATGTAGTTTTCAGATGATCATCACCAAAATAATAAGGTTGTATCTCTTGTGAATATTTGGCAATTGTTGGCGAAGCACATCCTTTCGGATTTTCAAGACAAATCTTTTCAATGGGAGCTGTCCATAATTTAGCAAAGAAATTCAACGCCTCCAATCGTTTTTCAATTCGTCCAAGTTGATTCCAAACATGCGTACCGGCGTAACTCAAATATGTGCAAGGCGGATGGGCAATCATCAAATCCCATCCATCATTAAGCACTGTCAAGACATCGGCTTTTATATGCCATTCAGGAAAACCGCCGCTGCAATCTTGAATATCGCAGCTGTATGCCTCATGACCCAATGTACGAAACGCTTTGGTGATTTCCTGGCTTTCTTCACAACCAATTAAAATCTTCATGGTAGAAAATCAATTCCAAAATAGCCGCGCGTTGGAGAGCCACCAGTACGCTAGCTTTGTAAGCGCCCGGGCAAGTTTCCGCATGTCCAACTCAGAACCAACGCGGAGATTGCCTTTATTCGGGTCTTTGAGTGCATCCATAATCTCTAAAGACGAAAGCCACCAATTAGAATTTTGCGGATCAATCTTGAACCACTTTTTGATAGTTTCTTCCACGGGATCAAGAATTCGATACTCTTCATTGATAATGTCAATGCGTTGCCGTTCTTGGTCTGTTGTCGGCTGCCAACTCTCGCCACTGAGATAGAGCATCATGGCTTGCGCCCAAACCTGATTTACATCAATCTTTGTGTATGCCCAATCAATACTGAGTATCTTTTCAACGTAATAACGCCGGTCTCCTGTTGGCATGAATCCCTCTTCGTTGTTGATCGTGCCAATGAAACTTGCCAACGCTGGTTGAATGGTATCTACCCTGTCATACTTGCGGCGAAATGTCACAGTGCGTTGTGTTAGAAATCCCTTCATGGATTCCCAATCGCTTTTACGCATTGACGAACCTAGCTCTTTCACTTCCCAAATCCAATTCTCAGCCAGGCGGCGCTTATTATCTTCATTACGCGTATCTAACTCTTCCTCAAGAAAATATGCGGGCATTGGTGAGGCAATCCAGCGGACAAAATGACTCTTGCCAATTCCCTTCGGACCATCCATAACCAACATACGGTTTTGTTCGGCTGCCATTGCCTTAGCACAGGTACCAATCAGCCAGCGGCGCAAGAACACTGGAAACATGCCGTACTCGCTGTGAAAGTAATTTGCTAAATCCGCAATTGGATCACCGCCCTCGAACGATAGCCCGCGCAAATAATCTTGAATTGGATGATAAGCATTTTTATACGCCGTGGATGTAATCACGTCTTGCACCGCATCCATGCCTAATACTTTTAGATCACGCATTTCTCTCCGAATGTCTGCATAATCTCCGTTGGTCATGGTGCGCCCGTTGTCCTCGACGCCTCGGCATAAATTAAGTCTGATAGAGTGCCCACGGCTTTGAATGAGTTGGAGGATCTCATAACTCTTGATATGCTTTGGCGCTTTGGTGTGTGCTTGATTTTGTGCAGCCCGATGAGCGTTGCCGCGCTGCACAATTGCGCGCTCAATGGCTCCCCTTAGTAATTGATCGTAGATACTTAGTGCATTGCGATACGCTGCATCAATATCAGGACTGCCAATCAATTCAATCCAGATGCGTTCCCACGGTTGCGAAGTGGGTAAACCGTAATTTGTAATCTCACGAGATATGCTAAGTGCGTGTGCTAACCGTTCCATGCCATCAATAAACAAGCTGGAGTTTTCGTCAATAAACGCATCTGTCAAAATTTGTGCGTCTGGATCAACGATTCCTTGCAGAATCAAATCAGCATGAAGAGTCGACATCTTTACCTGGGGCGAGGCATACGCAGCATTGGGCATCACGATTATTTTTTCCCGATTGCGAGGTTGTAGGCTTTTTGCACTTGGTCAAATAAAACAGGGTCGCCGCCTGCGTCCGGATGGTGAACTTTTACGAGTTGTAAATATGCTCCTCGGATTTCTTGACTAATTGCAGTTTGCGGAACGTGCAATACTTCCCACCATTGTTTTGTGTCTGGGTCTGGCAATGCCGCATAACCCGCGAACGCTTGATCCAGTGAACCTACTCCCCATCGTTCTTGTCCTCGCAGTGCTTCGATATGCTTGACGATAGCCCAAAGGTTATCTTCGATGGAAGTCCATTTATCACACGCAAAAACTAAATCGCGTTTTTTCCAAGCGAAATAAACTGCTACCCCGCAATCTTCAGGTTGTCTTTGACCTGAGTAAGGCAACCCGTTTGACTTTACTTTCAGGTTGGAGGAAATAATAAGATTGCTTCCGCCCAATCTCCGAATTTCTTGCTCCAATTCTCGAGCACCTTCAGAGATTGTATGCTTCCGACCAGGTTGATAACCGGCATAAGAACTAACTCGCCCTTGTGTTCCAAAGCGGGCACGTGCATGATTTTGGGTTCGTGGTTGACCAACAGGCCATGACAACGGGTAATTGGTAATATCATCGTTCATAATCGCCTCTATGCTGTCAACAAGTTCTTAACAGTGGATTCCAATTCTTTGACTTTCTCGGCAGTGACACCTTGCCCACCAGATGCCTTAGCCAAGCGATTCAGAAACTTCTGACCTGCGCCACCTTCGGGACCAACGTAAATTGTGTCGATCTTCGCTTTGTAAGTTTTAGCAACTCGCAAACATTCTTGCTCGTCGTCAGGTTCACCATCGCTAATGACAATAAAACGAATGCCTTTGAGATCAGCCATCTTTGCAAACTTCAACGCCTTGGCTAGATCGGTACCGCCGCCAAAATTGAAAGGGATTCCATTGGGGCAGAATTGAACGTCATCGCTAAATGACAGTAGTGCTAGTTTGCCTGGAAGACTTGCCTGCAATTTCTTGAGTTCCTCACAAGCTACGTCATAGCGCGATTGATTATTGCGTGAATCGTTTGCGCCCATGCTGCCACTAGTGTCGACTATGAGTATTACATCCGCATTGATAAAGCTCTCGGCAACACTTTTGCCTTGCGCTTGAGCGACGGCACCTAATGAGCCTTGAATAATTGCACCTTGATTCATTTTGACCCCCATAGATCGAGTCTGACTTGTATGATTTCGCAAGTCTCGCAGTTTTCAGGACGATAGCCATATTTTGAAAGATGTTCTAAGTGCCCGAATAAGTTATCTTCAATTTCAAAAGCTTTTTCAAGCAATTTCTTTTCAGGTCGCTTTTCGCAAGTCATAACATGGTCAAAAATTTCAATCAGATTATTTTTATCTTCGTGTACGTGCCCGCAATAAGCGCACATAGTTTTGTTGTTTATACATAAAGCGCAATACTGAGTACCGTTCCCGTCCTGTGCTAAATATCTGTTTTTATGTCCGCACGGCATGGTAATGTCGTAGGTTTCGAGCCACCATTTAAGGCTCTCATTTTTCTCTTTAGTGACTTGTTCAATGATATTAACAACCTCTGGAATGTCACTGGCAGATTGTCCGGGTTTCCATTCTGGTTCAGTGTTGAAATATTCAATAATCTTTTTTGCCGCTTCTTCAGGTATCATAGTTTTCTCCTAGCACCAAACTTCGGTAAATTTATCTTCGCCAGCTTTCCAGCTCACAACCAGCACGCGGCCAAATGAATCTTTTATATCTTCCCATGCAAAAATCTTTTGCACTTGAAGCACGCCTATTGTTTCAACGCCTTCACACATAATCAAACCGCAGCGCAATGGAGAACGATAACCATTAGCTACTGAGTACTGGTTACTTGATTTCGGTGTATTTCTCAACGTCGCTTCGAGTGCCAATCCTGCATCATAGCGATCACGGCTTTTTGTCAAAACTTCATACGCATGTTGGATAGCTAAAAATTGTTCATGTGCGTTTGGTTCACGACAAGCATCAGGATGCCATTGACGCGCCATTCTTCGATAGCCTGATTTGAGTTCGTCCTCTGTTGCGCTTTGCCTAATGCCAAGTACTGCATATAGCGTTGGCTGCTCGTCCGGTTGCGCGGGTGCGTCAAACCAAGTGCGGAGAACTGTTTCAGGAAATAATACAGACCAAGAATTATTTACATAACCGTATGCTGAGTATTCTCCGTTGCCACGATCTTTAGTTGCGCCTATATAGCGACAATCAATAATTTGCTGTTTGACTACCGGCTTGCTATTCGCAACTACTGGCAATGGCACAATCTCGTTGAAAATATCCAAGCAAATATCTTGTAACTTCTTCCCATGTTGAGGAGACACCAACCAGTATTTTTTATCTGGCACATATCGCCGCTCGTTTGCCGGAATCCGCCGTTTGAGTTCATACAAAAATTGTTGATCGTAGGGCGTAACAATCGCAATTGCGCCATTTTCAGAGAGTAATTTGCATTGAGTCATAGTGATAACGCCTCACATAAATTCTTCGCCATACGTGCGATTTGCTTCATTGCATTTCCTTTCGATCACTCAGGCACCATAGCAATTCAGCAGGTGCCATCTCTTGAATTCGCTTGTAACGAGGATGTTTATAAATACCAAGCAACTTCCTTGTTTCAATGTTCTTAGGTGTCCAAGAGCCATTTGATTTTGCAATGCGATTTAAAGTTCCGGCTTTCACGCCAGGGTAATCTTCTTTTGCTATTGTTCGGTACGATCTGCCTTTTACGTTTTCTCGTAGAATGCGTTTTGATAATTTATAGGCTGTAGTAGTCAATTCGTGCATATCAAGTAATCCTGAGTACTGTCACGTTTTCGTGACGCACGCTGTAAGGCTAACTGAGACTTGTAAAAACGCTGTTTTAGCCCAATTCATAGTCTTGCAGGGATGCAATCCATTGGACATCGTTTTCGTCTAATTCAAACCATTCATATTCAATGCGCTTGGTCGAAAACTTTTGATGTAAATCTTTTTCAACTTTTCGGTAATCATGACAAGCAAAACAATGAATGACTTCAATAAGAACCGGAAACTGTCTTTTCAAACCACCTAAACGGTTTTCCACTTTTTTAGATATTCCTATTTTGTGGTAGCCATTTCCAGAGCGCATAAGATAAACATATCCAAACAGTTGATTTGCTTCATATAACTGAGCCTGTCTTTCTTTCTCCAAATCTCTTTCTGTTTTGACTATTTCTGTCTTAGTCTTCTTTTCTAAAATAATTGAAGATGGCTTTTCAATTGGCTTTTTTATTTCGTCTTGTTTTTGTTTGATCTGTTCTGCTTCGTTTTCTTTCCATATTTTGAACGAACAAGAGGAGCAAATTCCGTTATCTCGTGAACTTGCCCAAAAATCTTTTTTACACACTGAACACGTTTCTACTCTTGGATATTGCATAGTGATCTCCAAATAAATTACTAGATAATTGCTTTGCCAGCAGTAATCATTTGTATTATCTGAAAAAGTCTCACCGCTTACCTGCTGGCACATAAGGGTGGATTGTGACAGGCACGGAGCCTGATAACACACTACTGAGTATCAGTCTCTGTTCGTGGCTTCTACCATTGCCTGTTGCGTGAGCAGCTTGCGTCGCACTTCCTCAATTTGTCCATTGGTAGGAATTGCACCGTTGTTCACGTTCATAATTGCCTCAGCGCCGAAATCATTGATAAGTTGTTGCAATGGGTCAACACTGGGCACGCTAGTCGCAACCGCATCAATCACGTCCCCGCCCTCAGTAAGTGCCACGCCATACATTTCGGGTGCTTTCATGAGCGTTGTCATTCCAGCAGTAACATCAGGCGCAACCACATCAGCAGCAAAACCCACGGCGCGCCATAAGCACATATTTTCGGGATACTTTGACCAACCCGAATCAGGCTTGACCAAACCGGCGCGGGTTGCATCTTCCATTGTGAATCGGGCGGTGTGTTGAAAGTTCTTGCCGGTGCGCTTCATCGTGCATTGATAGCCAGAAAATTTTCCGGTTTTATCTTCGAGCCGCACAATGTCGATATCGCTGATAATAGGACTACTGAGTAGTAATGCCATCGCGCCGCGTGGTGCAACACCAGGCTTGCCTTGAATCACTTGAATAAAATCAAATGAGGCAGTCATACTGAAGCCGCACTCAAAACCTTTGAGCATGATCGCCTCAGCCTGTTCGATGGAGGTCACGCCGAATAAATGACTCTTGTACATGGCGGGAGCCATGACTTCAATCATCTTCCAAATTGCGGGTGTGAGCTCACGAGTTGCAGCAGTCACTGCTAATTCAGTTGTAATGGGTTCAATTGCGGTTTGTTTAGTTTTCGTTGCCATGATTACTCCTTGTTCTTTTCAGCTTCTTTGGCAAATAGGTCATTGATTGCAACCTGTAACTGAGATTTGATAATGTTTCCAAAGTCAAGACTTTCAGCCACGTTTTGCGGGATCGTCATAGTAATTTCAGTTTCGCCTCGTTCTTGTGAAGTTGCAAATTTTTTTCTCGCTGCTGTTACATTTATTTCGATGTATAGATTGTCCATGATTATTTTTCTCCTTGCAAAATAGGTTGATTCATTTGTGTTCCAGTAAGCTCAATATTTTCACCATCATTGAGACTGAATAAGTTTCTAATTCTTCGTCGTACCGATAAACCAACGGGACTTTTGATTTCCATATCAGTAAGACCGATGAGCGCGTGTCCCACATTGTTATTTGACCAATCGAGAATTTCCTG